CAGCTCAGAGCCGGCAACGGCGAGATCCCCGACACCGCCAAGGCCGCCGCCGACCAAGCGCTCGGCCCCGGCTGGCGCGAGAAGGTCCGGCCCCGCACCGCCGTCGACCCGGCCGAGTTCGAGGCCGAGCGGCAGCGCTACCTGGCGGCACTCCGCGAACGGTTCGGCGAGGAGTTCGAGGACGCGCCGGAGCCTGCAACCGATGCGGAAGGGGAGGCGGGCGCACCATGACCCCCCCGACCCGCCTCCCGTCCCGCTACCTCGGCCAGCGTCTGGACGGCTCGGTGGAGGAGCTGCACCGTGCGCTGGCGTTCCTGGCCGCCGACACCTGCGCAAAGGGCCGCTGCGACCCCGCCGGCGACGGGCAGTGTGGCCGCCACCGCGAGCGAGAGGCGCGGCGGGCGCTGCGAGCGGCGGGTGGGTCGTGACCCCCTACTACGACGACGGCACTTGCACCATCTACCACGGCGATTGCCGGGAGGTGCTGCCGTACCTTGCGGCGGACCTCGTCCTGACCGATCCGCCATATGGACAGGCGGGGCGCCTGCATGCTGGCGGTGTGGTGTCGCGGGCACGCAAGCCGCCGCATGGGAAGAACGCCGGTATCCGGCCTCGGTACTGGCCACCTATCGCTGGTGACGACGCGCCATTCGACCCTGAGCCGCTATTAGCCTTTCCGCGCGCCGTGCTCTTTGGGGCCAACTGGTATACCGACCGTCTGCCCGTCTCTGGTTCGTGGATTATCTGGGACAAGAAGGGCGACGGGTTCGAAGGATGGAATGGGGCTGACGCCGAACTAGCTTGGACGAATCTCGGCGGGCCGGTTCGGGTCTTCCGGCACCGCTGGATGGGCGTAATGCGCGACAGCGAGATCGGCCAGCCGCACCTGCATCCAGCTCAGAAGCCGGTCGCCCTCATGGCTTGGATCATCGTCAACGGAACGAAGCCCGGTGATCTGATCTTGGACCCCTACATGGGCAGTGGCCCGGTTCTCCGGGCAGCGAAAGATCTCGGTCGCCGCGCCATCGGCATCGAGATCGAGGAACGCTACTGCGAGATCGCCGCCCGGCGCTTGGGTCAGGAGGTGCTGGCGCTGTGACCCACTCTCGACCCGCCCGGCCAGCCGCCCCGACCGGCCACGGAGCGACGCCATGACGGTTGTGACCGCCCCTGCCCAGTGGGACGCCCGCGGCCGTGGGCTGTTCCTGGCCGGCGGGATCACCGGTTGCCCGGACTGGCAGGCGCAGGTTATCGCGGCCTTGCACGACCAGGACGTGACGCTGCTCAATCCGCGTCGCCCGCACTTCCCGATCGGCGACCCGACCGCCGCTGAGGAACAGATCCGCTGGGAGTACGACCACTTCCGCCTTGCCGACGCGGCATTGTTCTGGTTCCCGGCCGAGTCCATCTGCGCGATCGCGCTGTTCGAGCTCGGCGCCTGGCTCGCTGGCGGCCATCTGCGCGGCGCGCGCCTGTTCCTAGCCACCCACCCGGACTACCCGCGGCGGCAGGATGTGCTGATCCAGACCCGGCTGCGCGACCCGGCCGTCGTGGTCGGAGACAGCCTCGCCGGTCTGGTCGGGGACGTGCGGGCATGGTTGGCCGCCCCGACCGGCCACGCGACCGCGGGTGGTGGGTCGGGGTGACCCCCAACGACCCGCTCGACCGGCTGCTGGCTGGGCTGGAGGAGATCGGCAAGGTCGGCCAGGTCGACTGGTGGATCAAGCGGCTCCGCGAGTACCGCGAAGGCCTCATGGGCATGTGCCCTCACCAGCCCGGCGACCGCGTGATGCTCGCCCGGCCGCCGAAGATCACGCTCGGGGAGTCCTGGGGCTGGTGGCCGTCCAGGCACTTCCTGATCGAGGGCGCCGCCGGCACCGTCAAGGAGATCGACTGGAGCGGCGGCCGTGCCGGGCATTACTCATGCGCCATCGACTTCGACGACGAGAGCTGGATCGACTGCAAGGGCGTTGCGCAGCCCGTGTCGCCTGAGCGCCACCATGTGTTCTGGATGGCCGCGAGCCGGTTGGAACGCGCCGCGACCCGGCCCGCGGGCGGTGCCCATGGCTGACCAGGGTTGGATGGTCGATGACGGCACCTGCGACCTGTGCGTCAGGGGCCAGTGCTGGCTGTGCCTCAGCCCGGTGACGTGGCCCGCCGAACGCGGCGTGGACCAGTTGACCTGCTGCTGCAACGAAGGCTACGACCTCGGCACCCGACCCGCGGGCGGTGGTGGGTCGTGACCGACCAGCGAACCGTCCGCGGGGTCCACTGGCGCAAGCAGCCCTGCCCTGTCGCGCTTCCCATCGGTGCCGTGACGGAGATGGTCGGCGACACGGCGATCAAGCTGGTGGGCCGCACATTCACCTGCCAGAAGCAGCAGACCTGGAAAGGCTCCCTCGAGCTGCCCCACCACCACCGCTGGGACGGCGTCATCGGCGGCCAGCACGTCACGGTCATCTGGCGGGACGGGGGTGGGTTGTGACCGCCCCGGCGTTGTACCGCTGGACCGTGCTGCACCTGCACGACTCCCGCCGCGTGGTGGTCGTGGGCGACGGCGAGCCGGTCGCGGTTGGCGACAAGGACATCGCCGGCCTCCCGGACCTGCTGCTCATCCGGGAGCGTTGCGTTTGGATTGAGCTGAAGTCGGCCACTGGCCGTTTACGTCCTTCACAGAAGCGCATATTGGAAGCTCTCCGGGCGGCAGGCCAAGAGGTGTATGTGTGGCGACCAGCGCATTTGGAGGAAGCGAAGACGGGTTCTGGCGCACTCCGGAGGCCGAGAATGAATTCGCCTTCGCTGCGTCTAGCAGGTAAAATCGGCTGTATTGAGCGGCCCGGCGGCGCGCGAACGCCCCGGGCCCGGCCGACCCCTGAACCTTCCGGGAGGGATCGACATGGCCGATGCTACCTGCTGCGGTGGCAAGGCATGACTAAGCGCCAGCCGCCACGCTTCCGGTCCTGTGAATGGTGCGGGGCCAGCTTCCAGATCAAGACGACCAAGCATCGCTTCTGCTCCAAGGCATGCGGGCAGAAGGCATGGCTGAAGGACAAGCCCGGCTACATGGTCGAAGCCCAGCGGCGCTACGTCGCGAAGTCCCCCGACCGCCGCAAGAGCTATATGCGGGCCTACCGCGCCAGCAATCCCGCCAAGGCCCGCCAGCAAGAGCTACGCCGGACCCAGAAGCGGCGCGCACACCTGAAGGCACGCACCGACCAGATCAAGCTGGAGCGCGGTTGCATCGACTGCGGTTATCGCGAGCATGCCGAGGCGCTCGATTTCGACCACCGCGACCCGTCCATGAAAACACAGAACGTCTCATGGCTGCTTATGCGAAGCTGGGATAAGGTGCTCGCCGAAATCGCCAAATGCGATGTGCGCTGTGCGAATTGCCATCGCGTGCGAACTGCCCAGCGCGGCTACTCCAACGAAAAGCGACCGCCTGGGCCATCCCCCGAGCAAGGGCGGCTGCTGTGAACTGGTGGCCGTTCTTGCTGTACCCGCTGACGCTGGGGTTCGCGCTGGGGAAGGTCGTCCGGTGACCGGACGGCCGCCGCCCTTCGACCCGCTCCCGCCGCATCGGCGCCGACGGATCACCCGCACCCGTGCCCGCTGGTACTGGCTGCTGGAGCGGCTGCCGCCCAACCCCGCCCACCCGCTACGCCGCATGGTCTGGTGGCGCCTGCGCCTGCTGGAGGCCGCCGACCGCCGGTTCGTTGAGCTGCTGGAGGTCGTGCGGCGGGTCGCACGCAAGGAGGCCCATGAGGTCGCCGAGCGGCCATGGCGGGAGCTGGATTCGCTGGCCCCGCCGCCGCCGCAGGAGCTGGACCGGTGACCCGCCCGACCCGCCTCGTCCTGGCCGTGTCGGCGGTGCTGCTGCTGGCCGCGTTCGGCATCGCCCAGGCCACCGACTACGCCCGTGCCCCGCTGCTGCCCGACCCCGCGGTCGACATGGAGGCCGAGGTGGTGCAGGTGGCGCGCGCCACCGGCTGCGGCGACCTGCGGCTTCGCTACACGGTTGAGCATAGCGTCTGGAAGGGCGGGGTTCGCGACGGCCACGACGCCGAGGTCGAGCCGCAGCTCGAGCTGATGCGGCACATCCTGCGGCGCATCCAGGCGCTGAGCGAGCAGGGGCGGTGCGGCGGATGAACCCCACCCGGTGCGGCGCCGTGTTCGTGGCCGAGTTCGGCGACCGGCCGGAGTTCGACCGCCTCCAGGAATGCACCCGTACCGACTGCGCCGACCACCAGCGGCAGCTCGCCTGGGTCAACGCCGACCTGTCGCGGTTCATGGCCTACGCCGCAGCTCGCCCTCGCCCCACCCGACGAGGACCTGGACGACGACGACCCGGAGGACCCGCTCTGATGAGCAACCCCGTGATCGACCTGAAGATCGAAGGCGACAACGCCTGGGAGGACCTTCGCCAAAGCGGCGTCGTCTACTGCGGCACCCGCATCGGCATGGCCGCGTTGGAGGGCGGCATGCGCTCCGGCGCGCCATCCATCGCCATCCGCCTGGAGCTGCCATCCGGGAAGGTCGCGGTCGCCGAGTCGTCCCTGGCCGCGCTGGAAACCACCGTGCGGGCGCTGGTCGCCCGCTACGGGTCGCAGGTGGCGCCATGACCGCCACCGTCGCCGACCTGCGGGAGATCATCAACGACCCCGACCTGCCGGACACCCTCCCGGTCCGGGTGCAGCTCGGGCCGTTCCTGGGCACGTTCGACTGGGACCTGAATGGCGCCCACGGCGCGCTCGCCGGCCCCGATCCGCACCTGGTGCTGGAGCTGCACGCGGCGCACCTGGCCGAGGACGGAGGCGGGTCGTGAGTGGCTGGCAGCGCGACACCGAGGTCGCCACCATCCTCGGCCCCGCCCAGGGGCATCTGGCCGTGTTCGTGTCCCGCTGGCCCGGCATGCCGACCCGGGCCGGTGGCCCCAAGCCCCCCGCCGTCATGTGGCGCCACGGCACCGACTACAAGTACCTGCCGCCGAGGGTGGCACGGCGGTTCGCCAGGGCGCTCCAGCGCGCCGCCGACCAGATCGAGCGCGATGTCAAGGAAGCGGAGGCCCAACCCTGACCCGACCCACCACCGACCAGCTCGCCAACGCCCAGGGCCACCTGGAAGAGCTCGCCATGCGGCACCACAGCCGCAACAACCCCAACGGGTTCCCCGACGTGGCGACCCTGCTGGACCTGCTGCTGTGGCTGGACACCGAGCTGGAGCACGCCAAGCACGCCGCCATGTTCGGCCCCGGCGGCGAACGCAGTCCCGAAGGCGGCGGCACCATCGGCCGCCACACCATCGGCCGCCACGGCCTGGGTCGCCCCGTCGAAGAGCGCTTGGACTGGGGCACCGACGAGGAGGACCGCCGCAACAACCGCCCCCGGCTGCGACCCGAGCTCGCCGACCCGCTGGTCCGTGACCTCCAGAAGCTCCGTGCCGGGTGGCACACCGAGTTGGCGCAGTTAGTCGACCGGTGGGCGAGGCGGTCCCATGAGGCGGCGAACTGGCCGGCCCGCACCCAAGAGACCGGGACGTGAATGTCCGAGTTTGGGAACACGGTCCCTGGTCAGCGCCCCGCAACTTGACAATCACGCTAGATTTCGTACTCAGCGGAGTGTGCCCATGGCCTTACGCAGGTGCTTGGAGTGCTTCCGCTGGGCCCTTCCCGGCAGGCCTCGCTGCGCCATCCATGAGCGCGCCAAGCAGCAGGCCAAGGACGCCAAGCGCCCCACCCGCCGCAGCCATATCGAGCAGCAGCGCCGCCGCCAGCAGGTGCAAGCCGTGCCCTTCTGCCAGTGGCCGGGGTGCGGCGCCACCGAGGACCTAACCGCAGGGCACCTCATCGACGTGGCGGCAGCGGAGGCAGCAGGTGTCCCCATCGCTGAGGCTGAGGCTGGCCCGCTGGTCACCCTCTGTAGGCGTCACAATTCAAGCAGTGGTGCCACCGTCAGGAGGAACCCGTGAGCGAGGCGCAGCGGGCCTACCGCAAGCCGGACATCGAGTTCCGCCGCAAGTGGTACGGCGGCACCTACGGCACCCACATCGGCTACCGAACCTACGGCCACATCTACTGGCGACCCCTCATCATCGTCGTCCTCGGCCGGGTACTTCTCGGTCGCAAGCACCTCAGGAGATCACCATGACCAAGGCGCGCATCGCCGTCGTCGGCGTCGCCCTGTTCGCCCTGTCCGCCATCGGCCTGTCCGCCGCCCTCGCCGACCCCCCGGCCGGCAACAGCGGCCACTCCAACAACGGCTCCACCCAGTGCCAGGCCAGCGGCCAGGACCACTGCCCGCCGTTCGGCACCGACAAGTAGCCACGGCACCCGTGCCGATTCTCACCGTCATCCTCGGTGTGCTCGCCGCGCTGTCGTTCTTCGCAGACGCCATCGGCGTCAAGGGCGGCGACGTGGTCCTGTTCAGCCTCGGCCTGGGGTTCTGGGCCGCCGCATGGACGGCCAGCAAACGCGGAGCCTGAGCGGGAGGGTAGGGGGGCGGGGCCGGCACGTCCGTCTTGTCCGACTCTCGCGCCCCCGCCCAATCGATCTCGCTGTGCCGACCCATCAGACGTCTCGGGCTGCGGAGGTGAAGGGTCATGCCCCAGGTTCCGAGCTTCGAGCCGCATGGCCACAAGCCGCGGGTCGGCCCGCTCGAGCTTCCTGCCGAGGGCTACCAGGGCGAGGTCCCGGCCTGGCCGCTGCCCGGTCGGTGGACCAAGGCCGAGCAGGAGGCCTGGCCGCAGCTCTGGCGGACCCCACAGGCATTCGCGTGGGTGAAGCTCGGCTGGACGCGAACGGTGGCGCGCTACTGCCGGATCATGCTCCGTGCTGAGCGGCCCGGATCGGCGGCAGCGATCCAGGCGCAGGCGAGCAAGCTGGAGACGGAGCTTGGGCTGACGCCGAAGGCGATGCGGCTGCTGCTGTGGACGGTCGGCCAGCCGACTGCTGAACCGGTGGCCCAGGGTGGCGAGGGGAACGTCTCGTCGCTGGAGGACCGCCGCCAGCGGCTGGCCGGCGGTGCGTGACGTCGACCCCGAGGGCCGCCCGACCCTCGGCTGGCAGGTCCTGGCGTGGATTGAAGCCTACCTGGTGCATGGCCCGGGCGACGTGCAGGGTACCCCGATCCGCCTAGATGACGAGCTGACCGCGTTCCTGCTGCGCGCCTATGCCCTAGACCCGGTGACCGGGAGGCGGGTCTACGACGAGGCGCTGCTGAGTCGGCCGAAGGGGCGGGCGAAGTCGGAGCTGGCCGGGATGCTGGTCTGCGCGGAGGCCAGGGGCCCGGTCCGGTTCGACGGCTGGGACGCGGCCGGGGAGCCGGTCGGCCGCTCGGTGCGGTATCCGTTTGTGCGGGCCCTCGCTACTGAGGAAGGGCAGGCCGGGAACACCTACGCCAACGTGGCCTACATGCTGGAGGTCGCCCGCGACACTCACCCCGAGATGTTTGGCGGCGTCGACCTCGGGCGAGACTGGCAGACTTCCACGCGGGTGTATCTGCCCGGGGGAGGTGAGATTCGACCTAGCACCGCGAGCTCGGCCGCCAAGGACGGCGGCAAGGAGACCTTCGCGGTGGCTAGATCGAGGGGAAGCCGACGAGACCCACCTGTACGTGCTGCCGGAGCTGCGGAGCATGTACCGGATGGTGCGGCGCAACACCGCCAAGCGCCGCGACAGCCAAGGCTGGATGCTCCAGACCTCCACCATGTACGCGCCCGGCGAGGTGTCGGTCGCTGAGGACACCCACGTCGAGCACGCCAAGGGCGCCCTGCCGCGGCTACTGCTGGACCACAAGGGTGCCGCCGACGACGCGGTCCCCGATCTTGGCGACGACCGGGCGCTGCTGGCCGAGCTCCATCACGGCTACGGCCCGTTCGCCGGGGTCATGGACCTGCCGCGGCTGATGGCCGAGATCCGAGATCCGCGGTTTGATGAGAACGAGCAGCGCCGCTACTTCCTGAACCAGCGCCGCGCCGGCGCGGCGCGTTGGGTCGACCCGCAGGTGTGGGCGGCCCGGGCCGACCCAACGGTGACAGTGGCCGATGGCGAGCCGATCACGGTCGGGTTCGACGGGTCGATCAGTCGGGACTCGACCACGCTGCTGGGCTGCACCCGCGACCGCCACTGGTTCGTGATCGCCATGTGGGAGCGGACACCCGGGCGGACCGGCGATGGTTGGGTGGTGCCGCAGGCCGAGGTCGACCAAGCCGTCGCCGACACCTTCGCCAGGTGGCGGGTGCCGCGGTTCTACGGCGACCCGCGGGAGTACCGGGCGTGGCTAGCGACCTGGGCGGAGCGGTACGGCAAGGACGTGGTCGCGGAGTTCCCGACCAACTCGGCGGGCCGGTTCGCGCCGGCGGTGCTGGCCGCCGACGCCGGCATCCGTTCCGGTGAGCTGACCCACGACGGCGACCCGCGGCTGGCCCGCCATGTCGCCAACGCGCACAAGCTGTACGTGCGGCTGCGGGTCGACGACGGCGAGGCGCGCCCGTTCGTGTTGCAGAAGGACCGCCCGCATTCCCCCCGCAAGATCGACGGTGCGGTGGCCGGGGTGCTCGCAGACGCGGCCCGCATCGACGCGCTAGCGGCCGGGCTGTTCGAGGCGGAACCAGCAGCGGCTGCCCCATGGGCGGCGTACCGGTAGGAGGCGAACCGATGGCAGTGCGCCAGCTCCCGCTTCGCCGTCCGCTGTTGCTGGACCCCCGAGCCATGCTGGAACGCCCCGCGCGTGTGGGCCGGCGGCTGTGGGACCGCGCCCGCCGGGCGTCCCATCTGGTGCGCGCCCGCGTCGGCTATTCGGGCGGCGTCGCGGTGGCCGCGTGGGGTGTCGGGGTGCAGTTCGGCCTCGGCTGGGCGCTGATGCTCGGCGGTCTCGTCATGGCGGTGTCATTCCTGTTGCTGTATCCGGTGGACGGTAGCCCGTGACGAACCTGCTGCAGCACGCCCGCCGCGGGTTCTCCTGGCCGTTCCCGACCGACCCCGACCCGTTCCAGCTCGGCATGGGCGGCTACTTCGCGGTCGGCACCTCGGGGCAGGTCGACCAGGAGGGCATCGAGGCCAACTTCGCGGGTCTGGTCGAGGGGGCGCTGAAGGCCAACGCGGTGGTGTTCGCGGTGGAGTCCAAGCGCGTCGACATCTTCTCGGAGGCGTGGTTCATCTGGCAGGCGTTCAACGCCGGCAAGCCGGGCCGCCTGTTCTCCACCCCCGACCTGGACATCCTCGAACAGCCGTGGCCGCATGCCACGACCGGGGACCTGCTCGCTAAGGCGCTACTGCACGCCGACCTGGGTGGCAACGCCTACCCGGCCCGCACCGCCGACGACTCCGACCAGATTCGTCTGCTGCGTCCCGACTGGGTGACGCTGGTCATGGGGGACCGCAACGGCCGGCCGGTGCAGAGCGCCAGCCAGCTCGACGCCAACCTGATCGGCCTCATCTACGACCCCAAGGATGGCTCGACCGAGCCGGAGGCGCTGACGCGGTCGGAGTTCGCCCACTTCGCGCCCAAGCCCGACCCCATGGCACGGTTCCGGGGGATGTCGTGGTTGACGCCGGTGATCCGGGAGATCGAGGGCGACCAGGCCACCACCGAACACAAGCTCGGGTTCTTCCGCAACGGCGCCACCCCCCAGCTCGTCGTGTCATTTGACGCCTCGGTGTCACAGGAGGCGTTCGAGAAGTTCGTGTCCAAGATGGACCGGGAGAACGTCGGGTGGCGCAACGCCTACCGCACCCTCTACCTCGGCGGCGGCGCGGATGTGACGGTGGCCGGCAAGGACCTCGCCCAACTGGACTTCTCCAACACCCAGGGCAAGGGCGAGACGAGGATCGCCGCCGCCGCCGGCATCCATCCCGTGATCGCTGGGCTGTCGGAGGGCCTCCAGGGCAGCTCGCTGAACGCGGGGAACTTCGGCGCTGCCCGGCGGGTCACCGCCGACACGACCCTACGGCCGCTGTGGCGCAACGTCTGCGGGTCGCTTCAGGCGATCGTGCCGCCACCCAACCGGGGCGCCAGGCTGTGGTTCGACGAGAGCCAGATCGCGTTCCTCCGCGAGGACGCCGCCGACCGCGCCCAGGTCCAGTTCGTCAAGGCCCAGACGATCCGCCAGTACGTGGAGGCCGGGTTCGAGCCCGCGTCGGCGGTGGAGGCCGCTAACACCGAGGACGAGACCCTGCTGCGGCACACCGGATTGACCAGCGTGCAGCTCATCCGGCCGGGTGAGGGCGACGGACAGACCCCGGCGACCCCCGCCGAGCAGGCCCGCAACCTCGTCGAGATGGTCCAGAAGGTCTACCTCGGGGTCGGCGTGGTGCTGTCGGCTGAGGAAGCCAGGGCGCTGCTGAACCAGGCCGGCGCCAACCTGAGCCCCGGTGGGCTCCGCGCCATCGCCGCGAGCAACGGCAAGCCCCCGGTCCCGGCCGGGGTGGGCTGAGCGATGCCCTACCACGTCGATGAGACATCCCAGTGTCCGGCGTCCAAGCCGTTCGGGGTCATCAAGGACGCCGACGGGTCGGTGGACGGCCGCTGCCACGCCACCCGTGAGGCCGCAGAACGCCAGATGGCCGCCCTGTACGCGGCCGAGCCGCAAGCATCCAGGAGGGCAGCCGTGGCCGTGTCCAACCGGCCCTGGTCGGACTTCACCCAAGCGGACTACACCGACGAGCAGTGGGCCCGCGCGTGCCTGATCGACACCGGCGAAGGCGCGGGCAAGCAGCGCTACAAGCTCCCCGTCCGCGAACCCAGCGGCGCGCTGAACCGCAACGCGGTGCATGCCGCCGGCGGCGGCCACGGTGTCGGGGCGGTGACGGGTGTCTCCCCGGACAAGAAGCGCGCCGCCGCCCGCAAGCTCGTCAGCCTCTACCGCAACGACCTCAACGAAGACCCCCCGGAGGGCCTCATGACCGCAGCAGGGATGAGCGCGACGGGCAGCCGCACCGACCAGCTGCTCGACGGCCTGCACCCCTATGTCCGCTCGTTCCCGCTGGAGGACATCCGCATCCGCGCCGGCGGTGACGGCCGCACCGTGGAGGCCTACGCGGCGGTGTTCGATACCCCCGCCGAGATCCACGACCAGGACGGCCACTACCTCGAGGTCAACGACCGCGTCATGTTCAACCGCGCCATCAGCGATGCCGCCCCTGCGGGCGGCCGCACCGGCTGGCGCGTCGGGGTCTTCTACAACCACGGCATGACGATCTACCGGACCCCCTCGGAGCGGGGGTCGGTCCCGATCGGGTCGCCGATGGAGGTCAAGGCCGATGCCCGCGGGCTGTGGACGCTGACCCGCTACCACCGCACCGCGCTGGCCGACGAGGTCCTTGAGCTGATCCGCGAGGGCGCCATCGATGGCTACAGCTTCCAGGGCATGTACCTGCGGTCGTCGGCGACCGACCACACCGGCCGCCCCATCACCCGGATACCCCGCGGCGGGTTCCGTCCCGGCCCGGGCGGGGAGCTGGTCACGGTCCGGCGGATGGAATCGACGCTGCGGGAGTACGGCCCGACCCCGTTCCCCGCCTACGCCGAGGCGGCAGTGGTCGGGATGCGCGCTGGCCTGGCCGCGCAGCTGCTCTCCAGCCTGGCCCCCGGCGAGCGTGCGCAACTCGCCACCCTGCTCCGGGATGACGCTCCCCCCGACGCTCCGCAGGACGCGGACTCGTCGGACGACCAGCCATCCCCCGACGCTCCCGACGATTCGGGACTCGTCGCCGACGACTCGCCCCCCTCTGAGGAGGAGGAGCACTCGAGCCGGCATGACCAGCTTGTGACGCGCATCCGCGCGCTCAAGGCCGACCGTCCCGGTCTGCTGCCGCCACCGGTCGTCACCCGCGCCGCCGAGGCGCTGGCGACCCGCCGTGGCAGCGCCTCGGGCGACCAGCCCGGATGAACCCCCGGGAGATCGCAGATCGGCAGGAGGCGATCCGCGCCGAGCTGCGCGGGCTCGCCGCCGACGGACCCGTCACCGACGGGCCACGCGGCGACCTCGCCGACGAGCTCCTGGACGAGTACGAACGGCTGGAGGCCAGACGGAAGCTGCTGCGGCGGCTTCGGCAGATGCGGGTCACGAAAGCGCTCCGGCCGGGCCACGACGGTCCGGCCGGGCAAGGAGGCTCGAAGTGAATCTCAGAGAGATCCTCGATCGGCAGGAGGCGATCCGCGCCGAACTGAAGAAGATCGAGGACAACCCCGCCGAGGTCGAGGAGCACTCCGGCGACTACGTCGACACCCTCGTCGACGAGTATGACCGGCTGGAGGAGCGGCGCGTCCCGCTGGCGACCCGCGCCGAGAAGCTCAACCTGATCGCCGCCGCCGCCAAGGACGACGACGCCACCGAGCCCGGCTCCGACCGGCAGGCACCCGAGCAGGTCTACCGCAACAAGCGCGACCCGTTCGACGACATGGAGTCGGTGCGGTCCAGCGGGCCGACGGGGCGGATGCGCGCCTCGGAGATCCGCTCCCGCGCCCACGACGCGATCGAGTGGGTGAGCCGCGCCGGATTCGTCGACTTCCCCGACGAGCACGCCGAGCGCGCCAGCCAGCTCGCCACCACCGTCCCCGGCGTCGCCAAGCACATCCTGCTCACCGGATCGCAGGAGTACTACGAGCAGTTCCGCGCCTACCTGCAGGACCCCGAGGGGATGGGCCAGCGGTCCACCACCCTCGGCACCGGCTCCCTGGGGTTCATGCTCCCGTTCGTGCTGGACCCCACCATCATCCTCACCAATGCCGGCAGCATGAACCCCTACCGGCGGATCTCCCGGGTCGAGCAGACCACCTCCAACACCTGGAACGGCGTCTCCTCCGCCGGCGTCAACGCCGCGTTCGTCGGTGAGGCAACCGCCGCCTCTGACCAGTCGCCGAGCGTCGGGCAGATCCAGATCACCCCCAAGCGCGCGCAGGCGTGGGTGTTCGGCTCCTACGAGTCCCTGGAGGACTCCGACCTCGGCCTGCAGCTCCCGCGGCTGTTCGCCGACGCCAAGGACCGCCTGGAGGAGTCGGCGTTCGCCACCGGGGTCGGCACCGGCAACATCCCCAAGGGCGCCATGACGGCCGCGACGACCGGCAACACCGCCGCCGCGACCGCCTACGCCGTCGGCGACGTCTACACCCTCCAGGGCCGCCTGGGGCCGCGGTTCCGCAACAGCCGCCGCGCGGCGTGGCTCGCCAACCTCTTCTACATCAACAAGACAAGGCAGTTCGACACCGCCGGGGGCAGCTCGTTCTGGGCCAACCTCGGCCAGGGCACCCCCGAGCAGCTCCTCGGCCAGCCGGTCTACGAGTCCAGCTCGCTGTCGGCCGGCACCGCGTCGGCGTCCAAGGTCCTGCTGTACGGCGACTTCGAGCAGTACATCATCGTGGACCGGATCGGGATGCGGGTCCTCTATAACCCGATGGTGACCGCCGCCGCCACAGCTAACTTGCCAACTGCAGAAGCCGGCTGGTTCGCCTTCTGGCGCGTAGGCGCAGATGCCTCAACGGCAAACGCCCTGCAAGCGCTGCTCATCCAGTAAGGAGGCGGGGCGCCAAAAGATGGAGTAAGATGGTGAGGCCGGGAGAGTGACAGCCCTCCCGGCCTCGGGCCACCACCCTGTCGAGGAGGGCAATGACCATGAGCGAGCGTACCTGCTCCGCCGATGGCTGTAACCGTCGGTACAAGGCCAAGGGCTTCTGCTCGACGCATAAGTACCGGGCTGAGAACGGCTTGGATCTGACTGCACCGATCCGCCAGTACGAGACCGGCGAGCGCCGCTGCAAGCTGCTGGGCTGCGACCAGCTCCGCGAGCATGACGCGACCTACTGCCCAATGCACCGGGCGCGTCTCCTCAAGACAGGCTCGCCGGGAGAACCGGCACGGCGGAGGATGCCGTTCGGCGAGGCCATCTGGGACAAGCCGGATTACAAGCGCCGCCACGTGCTCAAGAAGCTCTACGACCTCACGCCCGAGCAGTATGCGGAGCTGTTCGAGGCGCAGGGGCGCTGTTGCGCCATCTGCAAGACCACCGAGCCTGGCGGCAAGCATGCTGGGAAACCCAACCGGTCAAGCTGGCATTGGCCTGTCGACCACGATCATGTGACCGGCCGGGTTCGTGGGCTGCTGTGCGAGCACTGCAACCGGGCCATCGGTCTGCTCAAGGACGACCCGGAGATCATCGCCGCCGCAGCGCGGTATGTAGCGCGCGGCGCGTAACCACCCCCTTCAACAAGGCCGCCGTGAGGCGGGTCAGATCCCATGCTGACCCGCCTCCGGTGTCATGGGAGACCGCATGCCCGAAACCGAAGTCACCCGCGAGCAGCTCCTCGCCAGCGTCCACACCCTCGAACCGGGGGACGTCCTCGTCATCCGCCTCCCCGCCGATACGCGGCGGCGCGATGCCGAGGACCTCGCCGATGCGGTGCGGTCGGTAGTTGAGCCGCTTGGCGCCCGCGTGCTCGTCATGGCCGGGACGACCACCGTCGAGGTCGTCCGCAGAGTCGACACCATCGATGAGGCGGTGCGGCTGGCGACCGCCAACCCGGGCCGCACCTTCGAGGCCGACCCCGGGGCGACCTCGTGACCCAATCCGACCAGCTCACGATCCTCGGCTACCCCCACCAGGCCGACGGGTCCGGCTACTACCGGTACTACCTGCCCTACCAGCATCTCGCCCGCGGGACCGAGCATCGCATCCTGCTGCCGGAGCCGGGGGTGAAGTTCACCCCCGACGACGAGCAGGTCGAAGAGATCGACATGATCGTCGGGCAGCGGTTCTGCGGCCCCGACGGCATGGCGCTGTGGCAGCGGTGGAAGGGCAAGGTGCTGCTCGTCTACGAGATCGACGACGACGTGCTCCAGCCCGACACGTGGTCGGGGCTGCACCACTGGTTCGAGCCGCTGGTCCGGGAGTCGTTCAAGACCTGCATCCGCATCTCGGACCTGGTAACGGTATCGACCGAGCCGCTGGCCACCCAGATGCGCAAGCTCAACCCCAACGTGGTGGTCCTCCCCAACCACTTCGACGCCGACGCGCTGTATGTGACCCGGCCCCGCCGGGAGCGGCTGACGGTCGGCTGGTCGGGTGGCATGTCGCACCTGCGCGACTGGACCGAGATCGCCGACCCTGTCCGCGAGGTCCTGCACGCGCACCCGGATGTGGATGTGCACTTCCTGGGGATCGACTACTCCCCGGTGCTGAAGCTGGACCGCCCGACCCGGTTCACGCCGTGGAAGCCGGATGTGTGGGGGTACTTCAAGGCCAACGACTTCGACATCGGCCTGGCGCCGCTGGCCGACACCCCGTTCAACGCCTCGAAGTCCCATATCCGGGCGCTGGAGTACATGGCGCTGGGGGTGCCGGTGATCGCGTCGGACTGCCCCGCCTACCGCGACCTGGTCGTCGACGGCGTCACCGGCTACCTCGTCTCGACGTCGGAGCAGTGGGCGGCGCGGCTGCGGGAGCTCATCAACGATGAGGCCGCCCGGACGGAACTTGGCGCCAAGGGCCGAGAGGTCGCCCACGGCTGGACGATCCAGAGCGGCTGGAAGCTCTGGCGGGACGCCTATGAGGAGGTCGCAGGATGGCAGGGCTAGTACGCGCCAACCAGTCCTATTGGGCTGGCAACCAGTTCGTGCAGGAGGGATCGGTGCTAGCCGAGGGCGACCCCAAGATCGTCGAGGGCTACGTCGAGGAGTTCAAGGTCCCGGAGGCACCAGCGACGCCGGAACCGAAGGCGAAAGGCAAGCCGAAGGAGTAGCACGACAAGGATGGGAGGGCGGGCCGGTTCGGCGCCTCCGCAAGCTGTCCGGCCCAGCCCTCCCCACAGCCTGCGGAGGCATGCATGCAACGCGACCGATGCGGCGGCTGCGGCAGCGATCAGCTCGAGGTGTTCCTCGACCTCGGCTCCACGCCGCTGGCCGACCGGTTCCCCGCCACCCCCGACGAACCCGAGGACACCTGGCCGCTCGAGGTCGCGGTGTGCCGCGCCTGCTGGCTGGTGCAGCTCCTGGAGGTCGTCCCCGATGAGCTGCTCTGGGATGTGAGCTATGGGTTCTACTCGGGGGCGTCGCCGTCGAAGGTCGCCGAGCATCAGGCGCTGGCCGCCGAGCTGCTGGCCACCTACCCGGAGCAGGCCAAGCGGCTGACGGTTGAGATCGCCTGCAACGACGGCGACCTGCTGCGCCATTTCCACGCGGCCGGCTGTCCGGTGGTCGGGATCGACCCGGCGGAAGGGCCGATGCTGCAGACGTTCGCCTGGCTGCTGGACCGCTACGTCGAACCGTTCGGCCGGGCTGCCGCCGCGAAGATCCGTGAGGAGGTCGGCCCGGCCGGGCTCGTCATCGCCCGCAACGTCGCCGCCCACGTCGCCGACCTCGACGACTTCTTCGGCGGCATCGTCGACCTGCTCGCGCCCGACGGCGTGGCAGTGGTGGAGGTGCAGTACCTGGCGGACCTGCTGGCCGGCAACCAGTTCGACCACGTCTACCACGAGCACCGGTTCTACTTCTCGCTATGGTCGCTGTGGCAGGTGTGCGCGAGGGCTGGGCTGCGGATCGCCAAGGTCGACTGGACCGAGCAGCAGGGCGGGAGCATCCGGGTGGCGCTGCTACGCGGCCACGACCTCAAGGAACCCGAGGGCGTCTGGTACGAGCGGGAACGTCTCGGCCTGGTCGGTATGAGTGCCTACAAGAGCTTCGCCGGGCGGGTCGAGTACCTTCGCGGCCGGCTGGCCAGCCTCGTCATGGCTGAACGGCGGGCAGGGCGCCGGCTGGCCGGGTATGGCGCCACCGCCAAGTCGACCACGCTCCTGAACGCCTGCAGCATCGGTGCCAGCCTGCTGGAGTACATCGAGGATCTGACCCCCGCCAAGATCGGCCGCTACGCCCCCGGCACCCACATCCCCGTCGTCGCGCCCGGCGACCGGGAGCCGCCCGATGTCTACCTGCTGCTGGCGTGGAACTACCTGCCCGGCGTCATCCACCGGGAGCGGGCGTTCCTGGAGCGCGGTGGCCGGTTCCTGGTTCCGATCCCGGTCCCGGTGCTGCTGTGAGCACCACTGGTGAGCAGGTCGACCGGGAAATGATCCTGCGGGTGCTGTTCGAGGAGATGTACTCGGTGCCGCTGGCGGAGCGGCAGCGGCGACACTGGGTCATGGACGGCGAGATGTGGCAGATGTTGCGTGATCTGTTCGCCCCCGAGGTCCCGCCGTTCGCCCTGCCGACCCCCCGAGGCGACGGGCTGACGCTGCTCGGGCTGTCGGTCGAGCTCCGCGCCGGCGCTGAGGGCGCCCGGTTGATCCAGGACGGGGCAGCCCGGTGAGAGCCCTCGTCATCGGGGTGACCGGCCAGGATGGGAGTTACCTCGCTGAGCAGCTCGCCGCCGACGGCCACGAGGTGTGGGGTATAATCCGCGGGCAGGCCAACCCCAAGCGCGCCTGGATCCAGGGCCTGGTGCCGGGTCTGCGGCTGGTCGACGGGGATCTGCTGGACGCCTCGAGCCTTCGCCACGCACTGGAGGAGTCCAAGCCGGAGGTGGTGTTCAACCTCGGCGCGGTCACCTTCGTCGGCATGAGTTGGCAGCAGCCGACCCTGATGACCGAGGTCACCGGGCTGGGAGTGCTGCGGCTGCTGGAGGCGATCCGGCAGATGGACCCGCACATCCGGCTGGTGCAGGCCAGCTCGTCGGAGATGTTCGGCGCCGCGCCCGCGCCCCAGCATGAGGGGACACCGTTCCGGCCCAGGTCGCCCTATGGGGTCGCCAAGGCGTTCGCGCACCACACGACGGTGAACTACCGCGAGTCCTACGGCCTGCACGCCTCGACGGCGATCATGTTCAACCACGAGTCGCCGCGGCGCGGTGAGGAGTTCGTCACCCGCAAGGTCACCATGGCGGCCGCCAGGATCGCCCGCGGCCAGCAGCAGCATCTGGTGCTCGGGAACCTGAATGCCCGCCGCGACTGGGGCTGGGCACCGGAGTACGTGGCAGCGCTGCCGCTGATCGCCGCTCAGGAGATTCCCGGTGACTACGTCCTGGCGACGGGGCAGGCGCACACCGTCGGTGAGCTCGCCCGCCGCGCGTTCGACGAGGCCGGGCTGGACTGGCCGCGGCATCTGCGCCGCGACCCAGCCCTGTACCGTCCCGCCGATGTCGACCATCTCCAGGGCGATGCGGCCCGGGCCCGGGAACGGCTCGGGTGGGTGCCGTCGGTCAAGTTCGCCGAGATCGTCCGGCGGCTGGTCGCCCACGACCTGGAGGCCCTGGCGGCATGACCGCTCCGGCGATGACGATCCTGCTCTGTAGCCACATGAAGGGGCCGTACCTCCGCGAGGCGATCAACAGCGTCCTGGCCCAGACCAGCCAGGACCTCCAGCTCCTGGTCGTCGACTCGGGCCAGTGGCGCGGTGAACCCGGCGAAGCGGCGGCGGCGATGGCGCGGATCTGGCGCACCTACCGCACCCATCCGCTGGTGGAGTGGACGTTCACCGGCGAAGGCCCCGACCTGAAGGCAACGAAATGCCCGGTCGGGTGGGCGACCAACCAGGCGATCCGTCGGGGCCTGGTCCGCGGGCGGTACATGGCGACCTTCTACGACGACGACCGCTACCTGCCGCAGTTCGTCGAGGTGATGGCCGGCTACCTCGACCGGTTCCCGCAAGTCGGGGCGGTATGGTGCTCCCAGCTCGTCGCCACCCTGGACGCCGACGGGGTCGAGACGATGGTCGCAGCCCGGCCAGCGACCGAGCAGAAGTTCGGCGCGTCGTTCGACTGCCAGGTCGACGGCGCGCAGGTGGCCTGGCGGACCAGCCTGCTCGACCAGATCGGCGACCCGTGGCTCCCCGAGGAGCCCAGCACCTGCTACCACTCCGACGGGATCTTCCTCGACAAGCTCGGCGCGGTCTGCGGGGTCGTCCCGCCGATTCCCGAGGTGCTGGTGGTGCACCGGTTCACGCCGCTGTCGGCGTACACGCCGGTGCAGGCGATCGAGTATGAGGGCCTGACGAGAATCGGCCAGTAGCCCCCGAACTGGCCCGGGGCGGCGGTCAGGTCGAGCCCGCCTGGCTGCCCGCCCCGGCCGGCATGCCAGTGGCCGGGCGCCGACGCGGGTCGCCACCGAACGTCCGATGCCGTCCGGTGGCGGTCCTGCTGCCGGCACCCGACCCGCCCGCATCTCTACCCACCCCCGACCTGGGAGGAACCTCCACCTGATGGGTAGCGTGACCAACCCGACTGGCACGGTCAGCGGCAACAGCCTCACCGGCCTCCAGGACGCCTACGCCGGCAACTTCGGTGGCCTGCTGTGCCCGGCGGGTGGGGTGCAGGCACAGTGGAACCACGTCGTGCTGCTGTCGGACTGCGCCAACGCCTGCGCCACCGGCAGCCCGTATGTCGCCAACGAGCTGACGATCCGGCTGGTGCTGCTCGGCTGGGCGCCGCTGCCGGACTGCGCGCCCGTCTACCCACCCGCCGGCGACCTGCCGCTCACCTTCACGGTCCCGGACGTCCAGCAGACCACCAGCGACGGCGTCACCCGCACCGTCCGCGCCTACTTCATGAAGGCCAAGGCGGGCGGCGGGCTCGGCAACGACATCGCGGCCACCTCGGGCACCGTCAGCTTCACCCGCATGGACTCGACCCAGTACGAGGGCAGCGCCAGCCTGAGCTTCCCGTCGGGTGGGTCGTTCGCCGGGTCGTTCGTGGCGCCCTGGTGCGGCACTGCGCCGTAGATGACCCTCTCCGCCGCCAACGCGATCCAGGCCAAGACCGGCACCGTCGGTGGTGCCGGCCAGCAGACCGTGGACGTCACCCTGGACACCCCGACCCAGGGCGGCGGGTCCGTGATCGTGGAGATGTACGGCCCGATCGTGTGGCCGGGGATGCCGGACGGGTGGGAATTCGACTGCTCCGCCATCCCCGCCGCAGCGGTCCTGTGGGTGTTCCGCTGCTCCCCGATCCCTGCGGGGGAGTCGACGTGGCAGTGGACCGACCCGATCGGCGCGCGGGTGTGGGCATGGCGGGTGACCGAATGGGACCTCGGCCTGGAGCCGGTCGGCCCGTTCGAGACCTACAGTCAGAACAGCGCCAGCGGCGCGTCGGTGGCCACCCTGTCGACCGGGACCACCCCGGCGACCAACCGCGGCGAGATCGTCGCGCTCGCCACCCACCTCACCACCCACCAGGCGTCCGCACCCGGCATGACCCTCAACTTCTCCGGCCACACGGGCGGGTTCGTCGAGCGGGACGAGGCCCGGCTGAGCCTGACCAACCAGGAGCTGGACGTGTCCTGGTCGTGGGCGTTCGGCACCAGCGCCGGGGCGACCTACGAATGCACCGCCACGGTCAACACCAGCGCCCCAGCCGCCGGTGACAGCTACTACGCGCTGCTGGGCGTGTACGCCGCCAGCCAGCCGGTCTCACCCCCTGAGGTCATCTAAGCGATGGCGATCGCGCACGACTCCGAGATCCTCGGCATCGCCAACACGGTCGCGGGGAGCTACGACACCTCGATCACCCCGGCCAGCACCCCCAACGGCGTCTGCGTCATCATCGTCGGGAACTCCGCCAGCGACCTGGTCACCAGCGTCGTCTACGGCATCTCCGGCGGCGCGGTGGCGCTCACCCGCCGCCGGTTCGACACCGAGTCGACCGAGGCCGGCGGCGTCTACATCTACTGGGCCGGCGACTCCAACGTGTTCCCGTCCGGCGCGCAGACCGTCCGGGTGACCCGCACTGGCACCACCAGCCTCCGCGCGGCGATCTCCACCATGACCGTCGCCGCCGGCAAGGTCGTCGCGGTCGACAGCGACGGCAGCGGCCTGTCCGCGAGCGTCGCCAACCCGTCCTGGACCCACGCCAGTTTGAACTCGGGCGTGGTCGCCTACCTCGGCATCCACTCCGGCCTCACCTCGATGACCAACACCCCGGCGGCGAGCTGGACGCTGGCGCCCACCCCGGGGTTCGAGGACTACGGCGCGCAGGGCCGCGGCTGGGCCCGCCGCACCCTCGCCACGGCGGGGTCGCTGGGGGCGGGGTGGACGGCATCGACCGCCGACGATTTCGTCGGGGCGTCGGTGGCGTTCTGGGAGACCGACCCGCCGACTGGGGGCCCGGTCGCCCAGTTGCACCGCTCCCCGCGGCCGTCCGAGCAGCACGTCATCGTCGGCGGCTACGCCCCGACCAACCCGTCCTTGATCCTCCCGGGAGGCTAGATCGTGGGTCGACAAGCCGCCGCATGGCGCACCGCCGGAGCCGGGTCGGCGACCCTGCCGATGGCCAGCCTCTACGCCTCCTCGACCGGTGGGCTGTGGCTGGTGGAGGTCGGGGTGACCAACACCACTGTCACCGCGTTCGAGTGTTCCCTCAAGCGGGTCACCTCCACCGGCACCCAGGGCGCCGCGCAGACCGTCGTCTACGAGGAGAACGACGGCAACTTCACCGCCAAGGGCGACCCGCGCGACACCCACACCGTGGCGCCGACGCTGGTGGGTGGGGAGATCCGCCGCGCCGCGATCGGTGCGTCGATCGGGTCGGGGATCATCTGGACGTTCGGCGGTCGCGGGTTGTGGCTCCCGTCGGGGGTCGCCAACGGGTTCGTGCTCATGCCGATCACCGGCACCGGCCAGATCGCCGACGTGTACTGGTCATGGGACTCGAACTAGCCGCCTAGCCTCAACGGGAGCCGCCGATGCCTGCGCCCCGCCGAGTGCCCACCAGGCCGCGGCCGCTCCGCGGCCGGCTCGGGTCGCGGCTGCTGCGCGCACCGGTCGCCGGTGGCGCGCGGACCCCCCCGAGCGTCCGCGACAAGACCAGCTACGCCTCCTCGATCACCGAGACCAGCGGGGCGGTGCCGATCCCCTCGGGCGCGCAGGCCGGCGACGTCCACTACATCTTCTGCGAGCTCACCGCCTCCGCCGGCGCGATCACCACCCCGACGGGCTACACCGCGGTGGTCGGCCAATTTGACAGCGAGAACAGCACCAGCGCCGAGAGTGCGTGCTTCCGCAAGGACACCACGCTGTCGGGTGGCGGCGGCAGCGTCACCATCAGCTTCTCGTCGGGCCGGTTCGCCGCCGCGTCCCTGGCGATCGCCGGGGTCGACACCGCCGCGTTCGAGGACGTCGCCGGCGCCAGCGACAACGGCCCGGCGGCCACCACCACCTCGGTCGATGCGCCGTCGCTGACACCCGCCAACGCCGGGACGCTGCTGCTGACCGGCCACACCGGCCGCAACCCCACCGCCTCGGTCGCGGTCACCTACACCAAGCCGGCGGGGATGACGACCGAAGAGGTCGACGTCTCCAGCGCCGTCGTCGGCTCCTCCAACGCCAGCGTCTCGGTGTGCTCGCTGGCCGTCAACGACACCAATGCGACCGGGGTGCAGACCGCGACTGCCGACAACGCGGTCAGCGCGTCGGGGATGTCGGTCCTGGTTCGGGGGCTGCTCACCGGCGGCGCGGAGTCCAAGACCCTCCCCGATGCCGGCTCGACCGCCGACGCGCTCCAGGTCAGCGCCGCCGTCGCCCTGACCGAATCCGGCAGCGGCACCGACAGCCTCAGCGTCGCCGCCGCCGTCGCACTCGCCGACAGCGGTGCCGGCGCTGACACGTTCCAGGTCACCCAGGCCCACACCCTCACCGACCAGGGCGTTGGCGCGGATGCCCTCCAGGTCGCGGCCACGGTCACGCTCGGCGAGGCCGGGGTGGGCGCCGACCAGCTCACCGTCACGGCCGCCGTCACCCTGACCGACAGCGGCGCTGGAACCGACGCCCTCCAGGTCGCGGTCCCCAAGACCCTCACCGAC